CTTAATACAGAACACCCTTAGGCCCGTTTAACTACGGTGGTGTAGGTTTTGCCGCTACCTTCCAAATACCGGAGTCGTGCCCGTGATATTTGGAAAAAGCGGCTTTCTCTTTTTATATTTCTCTTGCTCTAGTAAAATAAGTAATGTATAATTATTCAATTAACTAGGAGACTTTATGTCATCAAACGGACCACGTATGTTTAGTGCGGAACAAAAAGCAAAGCTGACTCAAATTATCAACGAAGGTATGGGCGTTTTACAAGAGATTGAAGACCTGAATGCTGGACTTTCGGACACGGTGAAAGCTATCGCCGAAGAAATGGAAATCAAACCAGCTATCTTAAAGAAAGCTATCAAGATCGCCCAAAAGTCTAAATTAGGTGATACTAATGCAGATCACGAAGAGCTTAACACTATCCTTGAGACTGTGGGTAAAACTCTTTGATTAATACGGTGGAAGGGTGGTTTAATACCACCTGGCATTTTGCCAAGACAGATTATCAAGGATGGCCATTACGGTTTATCCTTGAGATGCTTGCTTGGGCCATAAGCATCGGGTGTAGTGTTGCAATGATGCTTACTGTACCAACCCCTCCATTTCTAATATTGTACCCGGTGTGGATCAGTGGTTGCATAATCTACGGCTGGGCCGCTTGGACACGTGGATCGTTTGGTATGATGGCTAATTACTTGTTAATGAGCGCGATTGATATCATAGCCCTTGCCCGCATGATAAGTAAAGTAGTATAATGTGTCAAGAGTCGCTCACTTAACGAGCATGTAGAGTATGTGCGGGCTATAAGTCGCATTGGAGATTAAAATTGAGTTATATTGATGCTCTCTTTGACAGAGATAAGGATAGGATTCATGTAGTTGAACGTGTGGATGGCGAGCGGGTATATAAAGAGTATCCGGCCAACTATACATTCTACTATGATGATCAAAAAGGCAAGTACCGTACTATCTACGACACTCCTGTGTCTAAATTTACCACACGCAATGGTAAAGAATTCCATAAAGAAATACGTATCAACTCCAACAAAAAATTGTGGGAGTCAGACATCAATCCAATCTTCCGTTGTTTAGAAGATAACTATTCCGGAATACAATCACCAAAACTGCAAACATGTTTTTTTGACATTGAGGTGGACTTTGATCCGGAACGTGGCTATAGCAAGCCCGACGATCCGTTTAATGCCATTACAAGTATTTCACTATATATGGATTGGATGGACAAACTTATAACCTTGGTCGTTCCACCTAAGAGCTATTCTTGGGAATCTGCTGAAGAAATCTGTAAGAAATTTGATAACTGCTATTTGTTCGAAAACGAAGCAGACATGCTCAACACGTTCTTGGATTTGATAGACAATGCAGATATATTAAGTGGCTGGAACTCCGAAGGGTACGATATCCCATATACTACAATGCGTATACATCGTGTATTGAGCAAAGATGATACACGGCGCCTATGCTTATGGGGACAGTATCCCAAGAAACGTACATTTGAACGTTTTGGTGCAGAGAATCTAACATTTGATTTAATCGGTCGTGTGCATATGGACTATATGCAACTATACCGTAAGTATACATACGAAGAAAGACATTCTTACTCATTGGATGCTATCGGCGAATACGAAGAAGTCGGTAGCAAGGTAGCTTATGAAGGAACATTAGATCAACTCTATAATAAAGAGTTTGCTAAATTCATAGACTACAATCGTCAGGATACTATGTTGTTGGCCAAGTTGGATAAGAAGTTACGCTTCTTAGATCTTGCAAATGAACTCGCGCATGATAATACTGTATTGTTACCAACCACAATGGGTGCGGTTGCTGTAACAGAACAAGCTATTATTAACGAAGCTCATCAACGTGGTATGATTACACCTAACCGGAGATCAAGAGATGACCAAGGAAATACGCAAGCCGCAGGTGCCTATGTTGCTTATCCCAAAAGGGGTATTCACGAATACATCGGAGCGATCGACATCAACTCGCTCTATCCCTCGGCTATTAGAGCCCTTAACATGGGGCCAGAAACTATCGTTGGGCAGCTCAAACAAACAATGACAGACAAGTATATTGCAGACAAGATGGCCGCAGGGTCATCATTTGCAGATGCTTGGGAAAATATGTTTGGTAGCCTAGAATATCAGGCGGTAATGAATATGGAGGTAGGCACAGAAATCACCATTGACTGGGAAGGCAGTAATAGTACCGTGCATTCAGCGTCTGAGGTATGGCACATGATTTTTGATAGTCGTCAACCCTGGACATTGAGTGCCAACGGTACTATATTTAAGTATGACCTAAAGGGGATTATCCCCGGACTATTGGAAAGATGGTATGCCGAACGAAAAGAAATGCAGGCAAAGAAAAAAGCCGCAACCACTCCTGAAGAAACAGCGTTCTGGGACAAAAGGCAGCTCGTCAAAAAAATTAACCTCAATAGCCTCTATGGCGCGATCCTTAACCCGGGGTGCAGGTTCTTCGATCACCGTATTGGTCAGAGTACGACCCTTACGGGTCGTATCATCGCGAAGCACATGGATGCTCACGTCAATGAATCCATTACTGGGGAATACAACCACGTCGGGGAAGCGATTATCTACGGTGATACGGACTCGGTCTATTTCTCAGCCTGGCCGGCGCTCAAAGAAGAAGTAGCCGCTGGACGTATGGAGTGGAACAGAGAGATCTGTGTCCAACTATACGATACTATTGCAGATAGTGTAAATGAATCATTCCCGGGCTTCATGGAACGTGCTTGCCATGTTCCACGCGATATGGGTACCATTATCAAAGGTGGTAGAGAAATGGTTGCCAGCAAAGGTCTGTTTATTAAAAAGAAACGCTATGCTGTATTGATTTATGATCTCGAAAACCATAGGTTAGATACACACGGCAAGCCGGGCAAAGTAAAAGCGATGGGACTTGACCTTAAGCGCAGTGATACCCCCAAGGTAGTACAAAACTTCTTAAGCGAGATCCTGTTGGAAGTACTAACCGGTACCGGTGATGTCAAACAAAAGGTAATTGACAAAGTTCGTGACTTTAAATTACTGTTTACCGAACGGCCGGCCTGGGAAAAAGGTACACCTAAACGTGTAAACAATTTAACCAAGTATACAGCAGAAGAAGTGCGTCTTGGTAAGGCAAATATGCCGGGACATGTTCGCGCCGCGATGAACTGGAATACGCTAAAACGTATGCACGGGGATAACTACTCTATCGCGATCGTTGATGGTATGAAAACCGTGGTATGTAAACTTAAAGATAATCCATTGGGATATACTAGTGTTGGATATCCCACAGATGGGACTCATATTCCACAATGGTTCAAGGATTTGCCATTTGATCAAAATAGCATGGAAATGGGTATCGTGGATCAAAAGGTAGAGAACCTATTGGGTGTGCTCGAATGGCAGATCGCCGACAGCACAGATATTAAAACAACATTTGACGCATTGTTTAGTTTCGAGTAAGCTATGGGATTACACGATTTAGTCACCTTAAAAACTAGTCTACAGAAAGCGTTAGACATAGAGCCGTCAATTGAAAAATTATCGGAGCTCCGACAATCTATACTTAACATCAAATTAACACAAACTTTAGTCTCAGACCAAGCGAAACATATCGACGAACTTGTTTCATATTACGATAAACTGATCGCAGATTTACAACAAAATGTCACCTTCAATGATACTTACTTAAGTATCATTGATACCGAAATCAACAGTATCACTCATCGACTATTTTCTAATAACTATGATCTAGAGGATCGTCCAGGTGATGCAAATTTTGTCAGGAATCATCGCAAAATATCAATTGCCGATCAAACTAGTAACGATCGTGATATAGTGCAAAAACTATTTGTACGTACCAATTGGAAATATCCAACACTAGAAATAGGATGTCGCGATGGGGAATGGACTCAATATTTGGTCGCTGCCGATCCCTTATATCTAATAGACTTTCATCAAGAATTCCTTGACTCTACTTTAAGTCGTTTTAGTCCCGAGTATCAACGTAGACTACGCCCTTATCGATTAATAAACCATAATTTAAAAGTATTACCTGCTGGACAATTTGGTTTTATTTTTAGTTGGGGATATTTTAATTATGTCAGCGTAGACACAATGAAGCAATATCTAAAGCAGATACATGATCTGTTGCGTCCAGGTGGAATATTTTTATTTACATATAACAACGGCGATACTCCAAACGGAGCAGGGATGGCAGAGAATTTTAGTCAAACATATATGCCAAAGAGTTTGCTGATGCCATTGGTTAGTAGTCTTGGGTTTGAGGTGATTGAAGATAAATCATTCAACGGGTATATACATTGGTTAGAAATTAAAAAGCCAGGTACACTACACACGATCAAAGCGCATCAAGTTTTAGGTGAAATTAAAAAGAAACATAACCCGATATCAGCATTGACAACACCTGACGAACCTAGTACAATAGACAATATACAGGAGAACTTATGAAAGATTATTTACAAGACCTCGTGCAACACACGCATGGATTAGGTATAATTGATTTAATTAAAATTACCGGCACCGCTGAAGAAACAGCGGTTAATGCTGTGGGTAATGAAAAGGTCGTGATATTAGAAGCTAAATTTAAAAAAGCACACCCAGACTTTATTGGTACATTTGGCATGCCTAACTTAGGTAAATTAAATACGATCCTTAATATACCCGAGTATAAAGAGGATGCTAAGTTAAGTATTAACAAACAAAAGAATGCAGCCGGGGAAGATGTTCCTTGTGGTATCCACTTTGAGAATAAAGCAGGAGACTTTAAGAACGACTATCGTTATATGGATGCCGCGATCATCAATGATAGACTTAAATCAGTGAAATTCCGGGGAGTAAATTGGAATGTAGATGTCACTCCAACTAATGCCAGCATCCAGCGTATGAAGTTTATGGCAAGTGCCAACAGTGAAGAACTTACTTTCCAATCACGTGTCGAAGGCAATGATTTAAAGTTTTACTTTGGTGATCCGTCTAGCCACGCTGGTAGCTTTGTATTCCAGTCTGGGGTAAGTGGAACATTATCTAAAGCATGGGCTTGGCCCGTTGCCGCTGTTATTAGTATCCTGAGTTTACCCGGCGATAAGACATTTAAGTTCAGTGATCAAGGTGCATCGATAATCACTGTTGATAGTGGTATCGCTAACTATTCATATATTATTCCAGCACAAACTAAGTGATTATAGATGCCGGCTTTTTGTCCGAGTGGCAATACAAAGGTCACCATTATGGTGAATGTATGAGTCATTGGGATAGTGAATATATGTATGTTTACATTCCTAAAAATGCCAGCAGCTGGACTAAACCTAATTTGAAAGACTTTGGGTGGGAGTTTTATAACTATCATACAGATAATTTACACAAACACGCACTGGTAGTATTACGTGATCCCATAGAACGTTGGGTAAGTGGTATAGCAGAATATTTTACTTTATACCACCCCAACTTCGACACCTGGGCTGTAGACACATTTGATTTAATATTTGATAGAATATCATTTGACGACCACACAGAACGTCAAGTAAAATTTGTACACGGATTAGATACAGATAACTGTACTTTTTTTGAATTCAATAACTTTCGTGAAAACTTTAGTAGCTGGATTACTGAAAATTACGGCGAAAACAAATATGATCGATATGAGTTCCAACACGTAAGCGAACATAGTCCAGCTAGGAAAAAGTTTAAAGAAATTTTTAATAGTGCGTTACAAAATTCTAAATACTTAGAACAAATTAAAAACTTCTACACAGAAGACTACAAATTAATTAACCAAGTAAAGTTCTATGGAACAAGATAATTTAACAGCAAAACAAAAAGACTATGCTATATTCTTACCTGCCATCAGTGGCTTCTATGCTACGTTTATAGGTAAACAGCGTAACGAACAATATGTAGACCCTGCAAGATTCCCGCAGGGTATAACGGATATGGAACAACTTAACTGGCTGAACATCCAGAAATCGTTGTTCCCATATAAGTGGTCGCTTTACTCCGGCGGCCACGCCAACCTTGATCTCACTAAGCAAGACTGGAGTGAGGACATGGTTCGCAATCGCGACCCAAACACGCTAGTACTAGGTGACTCTGGAGGTTTCCAGATCGCCAAAGGACTATGGGAAGGCGATTGGAAAGCTAACTCAGGATGCCCGAAGGCCCAGAAAAAACGAGAACAGGTTTTAGCTTGGCTGGACGGCATAGCTGATTACGGTATGACTCTTGATATTCCAACTTGGGTCATACATGATAAAAATGCAGGGCAGAAATGCGGTATAAGCACATTACAAGAAGCCGTGGACGCTACTAAGTTCAATAACGAATACTTTATGAAGCATCGTAAAGGAGTTAAGAACGGCGGAGTTAAGATACTAAATGTATTGCAGGGTGCTAGTCATGATGATGCCGAACAGTGGTATCAGTTAATGAAAGATTATTGCGATCCCACTAAATACCCTGACACCCACTTTAATGGTTGGTCAATGGGTGGTCAGAATATGTGTGATGTGCATTTGATTCTTAAGCGTTTAGTTGCGTTACGATATGATAATTTGTTACAAGAAGGTATCCATGATTGGATGCATTTTTTAGGTACAAGTAAATTAGAGTGGGCAGTACTATTAACCGTTATACAAAGGGCCGTAAGAAAATATGTTAATCCCAAGTTCACAATTAGCTTTGACTGCGCCAGCCCATTTTTGGCCACAGCTAACGGGCAAGTTTACTTTGAAAACGTCTTCCCTCAGAATGACAAATGGAGCTATAGGATGGCTCCATCAGCTGACGATAAAAAGTACGCAAACGACACGAGAAAGTGGAGTGTCGGGGTCGTGGCGGATGGCATCTACCCGAGATGGGAAGACAGTCCTCTTAGTGATCTGTTACGAATAAAAGATATATGTATATATAAAGGTGGTGTACCCAAGACTGGTGTTACTCTGAACGAACATAATTTTAAAGATCCCGAGATGTATGATGTATTACCCGATGCAAACAAAAATGGCAAATGGGGTAAAACGTCATGGGATAGTTTTAGTTATGCATTGCTAATGGGTCATAATGTATGGATGCATCTAACTGCGGTACAAGAAGCCAATCGTAGATTTGATACTGGCGAGCATCCTGCAATGATGCAATATAGTACCGGAGATTACGCATACTTTGAAGATATCGTTGAAGCGATCTTTGCCGCGCCCGATCGCCAAACTGCCGAAGAGATAATCGAGTATTACGGAGGGCCAACTGGCTACTGGACCGAAATTATCGGAACACGTGGATTCAAAGGCAAGAAAGCATTAAGTGGTCGTACAATGGCCGCAAAACATGTAGATATCGAAGGTAACTTTGCTAAAGAGAAACCTAAGAAGAAAGAGAAAACTAAATCTATAATGGACCCATCTATTTTTGAGGAATAAATTATGACCATAACAGCACGTATAAAACATTTAGAAAATGAACATCAAAAATTAGATAAGAAGATTGATGGTTTAGAAAAGTCTGGAAATTTTCAGGATGCGCTACTAAACAAATTGAAAAAACAAAGGTTGCATATTAAAGACGATCTTGTTAAAATCAAAGAAACAATTGCATTTAATACGAGTAAAGAAAATGGATAGAATTGGACACGAAAAAGTAGATTTCTTCATCGGTAAGGAAGTTGAACATAGTTCAGCATTTGGCCACAAGACTTTATTTGTGGTCGGATTACAAAATGAACAAATCGTTTTAAGCCTTGCAAAAAATAATAACTGTACTCATATATACTTTGGTGCTAATCAAAGTTTCCCTAATCCAGCATTTGATGACGCGCCAGCGTGGGGTGGCTGGGAAGATATGATCCAAGCCTGCTTGAAAGCTGGATTACTGTGTACATTAGATTTAGATGTGAGTAGTGTCGAAGGGTTAGTTGAAAGCGGGTTAGTCGACTACAATAACTTCATCCCAATGATTTCTGTAAAATTGCCCTATATACAACTACTAGGATATAATGCTACAATTAAGCTAGACGACAAGGACTTCGCTAAAACAAATCCAGGTGTTTGGTGTCATAGCTTACATGATTTAAAAGACCGTAAAAAGTTTACGGATTGGTCTAAGTACACACAAGATGAGGTTATTAAATGATTAGGCTTATTTGGAGTTTTATAATGAAGTGGGGTTGGGATTATAGTCGCAACGCTAATAAGATTAACGATAACTATCCCGCAGTATATCCCACTAAACAATCTCAAGGTATTGGTGCCGATTCAAATGAATTTGGTGATCCTATTCGTTTTAGTGTGACCCCAGCAACTGGTGGTGTTGTGGTCACCGTTCGCACATACGATAAATTAAAAGATCGATCAAAAGAAACTGTACACGTAATACCCGATGACACTGATTACGCCAAGGCAGTTGGAGACCTCGTTGCAATGGAGATTCTAAAATCATGAACCAAGAACAAAGAGAAGTAATAGAAAGAGTTAAAGATGCGGCTAAACGTCAAATATGGGTAACCTTTAGAAAAGAAGGTATCCATTGCTACCCAGCGGCAGCAACCGATCCACTACTAAATACCAATAATGAATACAACGTATCGTTCCTTGCTAGCCCTCATCGTCATATCTTTCACTTTAGGGTGTCAATCGATGTGTTCCATAATCACCGGGACATCGAGTTCATCCAATTCAAGCGGTGGATCGAATCGCTGTATAGTGGTCAAGGTTCCGTTTTAGAATTAGATTATAAGTCCTGCGAAATGATGGCAGATGACTTATATCTCCAGATTGCTCAACGATACCCCAATCGTTGTGTTATAATTGAAGTATCCGAGGACGGTGAAAACGGATGTTCGATTACTTATAACCTTACCCGTCCGTATCAATCAATCGTAATTTAAAAGGAAGTAAATCATGGCCCAAGAGTGGCTTTCTAAGCATTTGAATATGAAACCCGAAGTCAAGGAAATTTTTGAAGACCTCGAAGTATACCGGCAGTTTTGTGTTAACTACGGATATCCGTTTGATGAGGCACATCTATATAACGAACGTACACATTATGGTGAGTTTGTTAAAATGACCAAGGGCCGTGAACCCTGGGATCAATGGCGTAGTCCCAAGCGTGAGCGCAAAGATTTTGTGCCGCGTAGTGAGTGGAAACCACGTAGGAACAATGCATAATGAGAAAGTTATGGTACATGGGCTTGGAGCCCTATAAAGCAAGATATACGCTACAGTTACAAGACTGGAACGAAACCGTTTTTAAGAGGCGCGGCATAAACTACGAGTTAGTCCACGGAGACACACTTGGCAACGATCAAGCTATCGTCACCGGACAAGTATTAGATGCTCATGGTCGGACTTATTTTGGCATGTCGCAGTTAATGAATCTTGTAGCCAAGATGAAGGCCGGCGAAGTCACACATGAAGATGTAGTTTACTTTGAAGATATGTTCCAACCGGGCATCGAAAGTCTTCCGTATATCATGCATCAAGTTGCTTCTGCCCATAGACCACGTATATTTGTACGGTGCTTGGCACAATCAATCGATCCCGATGATTTTGTCCACGTATGGGGTATGAGTAAATGGATGGGATTATATGAGAAGATGGTTGATTCTTTCGTGACTGGCGTTCTAGCT